ACAAACATTAAACCAGATACAAAAGAGTTTGATGTTAAAATTAGAGGCTTCTATGATACTGACGCTTCACCTGTAATTCTTGAGTCATTCAGTCGTTGTACTATGGACCCAACTTCAGCAAATTATATTGCTAGAAGAATAGGTACTTTAGATGGTGAATATGTATCTAGGTCTTCATATGTTCTTGTGGAGCTTGATGACACTTCAGATACTAGCGATGCATTTCCAGCTGGTTTTATTGGTTTCCCAATTCGTGATTACCAAACTAATAGTAACACGAATGTTGTTAATCCAGACATCATGTATAAAACAGCTTATAGCGCATTTGAAAATAAACGTAAATTTTACTTAGGTTTGTCAGAAACTGTAGGTATTGACGCTGACTTCTTTGATTACAAAGGTGTGCCAACAACATCTAGCCCAGATATGTGGACTGGTTTAACAAATGGTTTCCATATGGATATTGATGCTACTGGTGTTACAATTGACAATGTATTTGTTGTTATAAATGCTACTGGTGGTACATATAGCCCTGTGTTCTTGTTTGATACTGGTGATGCAGAGTTTAGAACCGAAGCTGGATTGGCTGGTGGGCCTTATGAAAAAATTTATGCTCGTAAATTTACTATGGTACCATATGGTGGTTTCGATGGATGGGATGTTTACAGAACAAGAAGAAGCAACACTGATAGATTTACAATCAATGGACTTTATGGTGCTGCTGGTTTAACTAGTGGTGCGTTTCAAAACAGAACACTTACAAATGGTGATTTGGGTATAAACTCTGATTACTACGCTTACTTAGAGGCTATATGGACATTCAGAAACCCAGAAGCAGTTAACATCAATGTGTTTGCAACTCCAGGTATTGATGCTTTTGATAATACAAACTTGATTGAAGAATCAATCGAAATGATTGAAACTGAAAGAGCTGACTCACTATACGTATTAACAACCCCAGATTATTACGATGGTTCCATCTTGACTGTTGATGATGTTGTCGATAATATGGATGGAATGTATGATAGTAACTATTCTTGTACATACTGGCCATGGATTCAAATTCAAGATGCTGAAAACAATGTATTGATGTGGGTTCCACCTACAAGAGATGTTGTAAGAAATATTGCTTTAACTGACAATATTGCATTCCCATGGTTTGCTGTTGCTGGTGTACAAAGAGGTGATGTTGACGCAATCCAAGCTCGTAAAAAACTTACATTGTCTGAAAGAGATACTCTTTATGAGAACAGAATTAACCCAATCGCTACTTTCACTTCTGATGGTATCAAAATTTGGGGTAACAAAACTCTTCAAGTTAAAGAAACTGCTCTTAACAGAATCAACGTTAGAAGATTGTTGTTGCAAGCTAGAAAACTTATATCTGCTGTTTCTATTAGACTTCTATTCGAACAAAATGATTCAGTTGTAAGAAACCAATTCTTAAGTCTTGTTAATCCAATATTAGATAATATTAGAGCTGAAAGAGGTTTGACTGACTTCCGTGTTGTTCTATCAAATGACCCAGAAGATATCGACAGAAATCAATTGACTGGTCAAATCTTCTTGAAACCAACAAGAAGTCTTGAGTTCATCCAAATTGAGTTCGTAATCATGAACACTGGTGCATCATTCGATAACATCTAATTATAATTAAAATCAAAACATTAAAACCCCTAATTTAGGGGTTTTTTTGTTTAATAATAATATTTATATTTATATGTTAAAAATTAAAATAACAAAAGAACAATATGAAAAAATAATACTTTTTGAAACCAAAAATAAAAGTCAAATTTTATCTGAGGGTTTTAGAGATGAAGTTTTGGGAATAAGTAAGTTAATGGGGATTAATTTAACTGGATTAAACGATGAAATAGCTACAAAAGCTCTAAACGACCAAAAAGTGTTATCTAATATAAAAAAAAGATTAGAAAATGAATCTGATTTAGATGAATTAATAAAAGCATTAGAAGAAAAAGGATTAAAAAATCCAAAAGAAAATTTATCTAATAATGTTAATAAAATAATAAAAAACTTTAATAAATTAAACCCAAAAGAAAAAATAGGAATAAAAACTTTAATTATATTAAACCAAAAATAAATTATAATCTAACCTAAAATTTATTTCTTTTTGAAATTTTTTCTATTTTCATATATTTATTACTAAATAACATTACTACCAAATAAAGGTAATAATACGTATCTTAAAAAACAAAAAATATGGCTGATTTACTAATGAAAATGCCTTTACCTTACGAACCAAAGAAAAAGAATCGTTGGTTGATTACTTTCCCTGCTGATTTAGGCATTCAGCAATGGTGGCTATCTTCATGTTCTAGACCTTCAATAACTCAGAATGAAGTTGAAATACCTTTCTTGAATACTTCAACATGGGTTATTGGACGTTTTACGTGGGAAGCTATTGATGTGACTTTCCGTGACCCAATTGGTCCTTCTGCTTCACAAGCAATAATGGAATGGGTGCGTCTTCATTCTGAATCTATCACAGGTCGTCAAGGTTATGCGGCTGGTTACAAACGCCCAGTTGAACTTGAAATGCTTGACCCAACTGGTGTTGTGGTTGAAAAATGGTTGTTGGATGGGACAATGTTAACCAATGTTGGCTTCGGTGATTTATCAATGGATGACGATGGAATCGCTGAGATTACGGCAACTCTTAGATTTGATAGAGCAATATTATTATTCTAATTTTGTTATTCGACAGAGCGGTTTTATTATTTATTATTTTGCTCTATCAAATAATTGACTTGTACCGATATAAAAACTATTTGTTAGTAATTTATCAAATATTTAAAAAAGCTATTCTATATTTTATAGAATAGCTTTTTTATTTACAGCATTTACAAAAAAATTTGATTTACTATATTTATTGTTAAATGTTATAATACAAACAAATAAGTTTTAAAATGGAAAAAAAACCAAATGTGTTTCCTAATAAGGAACAACAAAATATTTCTAATGAAAAAAATAAACAAGAAAATTTTGAACAAGAAAAACTTAACGCTATAACTGAAGTTTATTTAGCACCATCTTTATCATCAGACACACCTAGTGAGCATTTAAATGCTGTTGAAGCTATGAGAAGAAGGACTGAAGAACAGCTTAGATTAAAAAATTCTGTTGGTGTTGTTCAAGACCAATCGTTATCTGAAAATTCATCTAGAGTAGTTGTTAATAATCAAATGGAAGATATTAGAATTAAAACTGAAGACCAGATGAGACTTAGAGATGAAATTTTAACTAAAAATGCATCAATGATTCAGAATTACCAAAAACAATTTGAAGAAGCTTCAACAATAAAAAATAACGTTCAAAACACAAATCAAAATATGTCACAAAATTTTCAACCATCTTCACCTACTCAACCAGCTAAACAAGAACCAATTAGTTATGGTAGTATACCTTCTAGTATAGACAAACATATATATGAATTAAGTCAACCAAACTTTAATTCACCTTTTGATGTAATTCCTTTACCATCAGAAGGAAAAGTTTATAGAAGTAAAAAAAACAACATAAAAGTTTCTTTTATGACAACAGCAGATGAAAACATTTTAACTAGCCCTAATTTATTAAAAAGTGGGGATTTTTTGTCCATATTGATTAATAGAAAGATATTAGAACCAGAATTAAGATACGAAAACTTGCATTTAGGTGATAGAAACGCTATAATGATTTGGTTGAGGGCGACTGGTTATGGTGAAATGTATCCAGTAACATTATTAGATGAAAACAATACGCCATTTGAAACTCAAATAAATTTAAACGAATTAAAATATAAAAAATTAGGTGCTGAACCTGATGAAGAAGGTTATTTTGATTTTATATTTCCTTTATGTAAAGCTAAAATAAAATTCAAATTATTGACATGTGGTGATGTTGATGAAATTGAAAAACGTTTAGATTTAGATAAAGAAGCTAATATACCCGTCAATAACACAAACACATATTTTTTTGAAAAAACAATTATTGAAATTAATGGAAACAGAGATAAAAATGTTATAAAAGAATTCATTAACAATTTAAGGATTCGTGATTCAAAAGAATTAAAAGAATATATTGAAAAAATTGAGAGTGGAATTGATTTAAATATTGAAGTCAGAACCCCTGGAGGTGGTTCTATCGCTACCTTTCTTCCCCTTAACGAAAACTTTTTTTGGCCTGACTTCGGATTATAAAATACCGTTATTAGAGGAAGTTTATATTTGTACAAAACATCTTAAAGGGTTCACATATTCTGATATAATGAATATGCCAGTATATGAAAGAAGATTCTTTTTAGGATTACTTACTAAAGAATTTGAAAAGAGAGAAGAAGAAACTAATGAATCGTCAAATACAATAAGTAGTTCAAAAGGTAGTAGAAAAACAAGAATTTCTGGAGATGCTTTAAAATCTAAAATTAAAAATGGTGAAATACCGTTAGCATAAATCCCCAATTTTGGGGATTTTTATTTTAAATGATATTTATTATTAAATCTTGAAAACATGAGAATTATTATTAATGAAAGACAATTAAAATTATTACAACAAACCATAGACGAAGCTGTAAAAAACAAAGATTATGGAAAATCTTTAGGTAAATTTATTTTAAATTTTTATGATAATATAAAGAAAGGTGAAAATTCAGTTTTAACAACAGCTAATAATGCTAAGATTGTCTTAAAATGTGTTAGCGATAATAATAATCTTTTTAAATTTGAAGTAATTCAAGATACATCTAAGATTTTAAAAAATTGGAAATTTTTAGAAATAAAAATAAATCCTGGAGATGGAGATGCTGGAGGAACAGAACAAGAATATCTATTAAATAAAAATGTTATAGAAATACCAGAAAATAAAAACGGTGTGAATTTAATTTTTACAGTAATCAATAATAGCGGTGGTAAAAAATCTGGTTTTAAATTAAACAACATAAAATCAGTAGAACTTTCAAATAGTCAAGAACCTAAACCAGAAGAACCTAAACCAGAAGAACCTAAACCAGAAGAATCTAAACCAGAAGAAGAGACATTAAAAAGTGGTAAAGATGCTTATAAAGAAATAATTAATGACCCTTTATTAAGAAAAGCTTTTTTTAAAGAACCTAGTTTTTGGGAAACTTTTAAAGCTGAATTAACTGGTAAAAAAGCAGTTGGTACTGGTATAATGACAGCTCTAGATATCTTAGATAAATATAATTTAAGAAACTTAAACGAAAAAATTTCAAATAAATTTATACCAGAACAAAAAGTAACCATAAAGTTTTTAAAAGATTATGATATTAAATTTAGTGAAAAATCAACAGAAAAAGTAAATACTTATAGCACATACGAATTTTTTGTTAAAAAAAGAAAGTCTGGAAACAAAACTGTTTTACAAAAAAAAGATGACCCTAATAAAACCATTACAATAACTAAAGAACTTGACGAAGAGGGAGACAATATATTTTTAACAACGATTGAGGGAAATAATTATAAGTTCAAAGTAATAGACGATGAATATAATTCACCAGGTTATGTATCAGATAACGATTAATTAAAAAATACAATAAATGACAGAAGAGGAAAGAGCAAAAATACTTAGAGATTTAAAACAAGAAGCTGAATTAAGGCAAAAACTTAATACTAGCATAGAAAGTTATATAGAGGGGTTAAAAGATTCTGGTGATTTACAAAAAGAAATAAATCGTTTAACAGAAATTCAAAAAGAACTTGAGGATAAAATAGCTGCAGCTGGAGAAAATGCGCTACAAGATGATATAAATAAATTAGAAGTTTTAAAACAACAAACTAAAGAAATAAAAAATCAAAAAAAGGTATTAGATGGAGCCCTTAAAGAAGCTAAAGTTAAAAATCTATTATTTGCTAAGGGTAGTGCTAGTATACTTAAAACATTTACAAAATTACCTTCGTTAGTTGAAAGAGGTTTTGGTAAGATAAAAGGTTATGGTTTATTTGAAATGGATAAAGCAATGAAAACAACAGCTTTATCCATAGGGTTAAGTGATAAAAGAACCGAAAGTCTTAGATTTAACATAAAAGAAGCCGCTAAAAACACTGTTATGTTTGGCGATGGAATTGCTGAATTATCAACTTATCAAGCAAATTATAGTGAAGAATTAGGTCGTTCAGTAATATTAAGTCAAAAAGGGTTGGAATCTATTTCTGCTATAGCCAAAGGAACAGCATTAGGTGCTGAAGGAGCGGCTAAAATTGCGGCAGAATTTGAACAACAAGGATTATCAGCTGAAAGAACAAAAGATTTTGTTGAAGAAGCTGTCAATAATTCTGTTAAAATGGGGCTTAATGCTAGCAAAATATTAAAAAATATTCAAGTAAACGTAAAATTATTAAATAAATATAATTTTAAAGAAGGTAGAAAAGGGTTGGAGAAAATGGCTCAAACAGTAGCAAAATTAGGGGTTGAGATGGATTTTGCTGCTGGTATGGCTGAAAAATTGTTTGATATAGAAGGTGCTGTAGAAATGTCAGCTCAATTACAAGTATTGGGTGGCGCATGGTCTCAGTTATCTGACCCATTTAGATTAATGTATATGGCTCGTAATGATATGGCTGGTTTAACAGAAGAAATTGGTAATGCAGCGATGGCTTCAGCTAAATTTAATAGTCAAAATGGTCAGATGGAAATATCAGCACTTGAAATGCAAAGACTTAGAAAAATAGCTGAACAAACTGGTTTACAATATGAAGATTTGGCCACGGCTGCTAAAAACGCTGCTAAATTCACTAGATTAAAAACTCAAATTTCATTTGCTGCCGACAAAGACACAAAAGAATTCTTATCTAATACAGCACAATTAGATGAAAAAGGTAGAGGATATATTGAAATAATGGTTGATGGTAAAAGTACTAAACGTTATTTAAATGAATTGAATCAAACTCAAATAAATCAATTAATGCAAGATAAAAAAACATTAGAAGAAAGAGCAAAACAAGCTAGAACATTTGATGAAGCAATTAATAACGTTTCAAATAGATTTAAAATGGCTTTATTACCATTTGTTGAAAAAATTAGTGAGAAAGGTGGTTTAATTGATTCTTTAGATGGTTTTATAAGAAAAATGTCTGAAGAAAAATGGTTTGAAAAAATAGAGGAGTTTGCTAAATATGTTGGAGGAATAATAGAAACAGTTGGTTCATTCATAATAAAAAATCCTATAGCTTCTTTAATAACTTATTTATCTGGATGGGCTCTTTTAAAAGCAGCTACTTGGTATTCATATGGGGTATCTTTGGGGATGGGTTTTAATACAGTAACAGGTGGTATAAATGGTATAAAAGGTATGGCTACTAATTTTGCTAAAGTGGCTGGGCCATTATTAGGTATAGGGGTTGGAACCAGTCTAGGTATGGCTTCAGGCAAAGCTATATCAAAATTTGCTGGTAATAAAGATACTAAAGCTGGTGATACAGCTGGTTTAATTGGTGGTCTAGGGTTGGGTGCTGCTGGTTGGGCCGTAGGAGCTGCATTAGCCCCAGCTACTGGTGGATTATCATTATTGATACCAGCATTAGCAGCTCTTGGGGGTGCCTATGTTGGTAGCACTGCTGGTAAATCTATTGGTGATTATGCTGCATCTGATGCTATTTTTTCTTCACCTGTTAAAGATGGTTTATTTGAAACTAGTATGTTAAACAACATGGCCAAAAAATTTGGTCCTAATTATTCTGAAAATAGAGCGATTATACAAGGTGGAAAAATAACACCAATTGATAACAAAGATGATGTTCTAGCAATGAAACCAGGAGGAATGGTTGATAAAATGACTAACAAATCATCTGGTATTAACTATGTTAAACACGAATTTGGTGACTTGAATATAAATGGTGAAATAAAATTATTAACACCAAATAATGAAAAAATTGATGTAGATGTGTTAAAAGACCCACAATTTATAAGGGAAATAACAAGATTAATTCAAGTTGAGGCTAGAAATATTAACAATCAAAGTCAGAAACCATAATTTTTTAATTAATAATCAGATACTTATAAATTATTTTTAACTAAGTACTTGCAAATGTCAAAAAAAATCGGTTTATTTGCATTATTACATAATAGTATAAAAAGATATAATAATATAAAATCATATTATATAATAAAAAATAACGGGATAGTTATGTCTTTTTGATAAATAAAAAGTTAATTATTTATTTGATAAAAAATTGTGGTATAATAGTATTTATATAAAAATATAACTAATATGCCATTCCCCTTTTATAATACCTCTTTTCCATCACCAAGTACTAAAAACAGTATAACTAATACTGCTAAGGACTTAGGTTATAGAGATTTTTTATTAAATAAAAATTTATTACCACAATATCCATTTTTATCAACATCTACAAATGGTGGTCCTAGGATTGGTGAACCTGTATTAGATACAAGTATAAATGGAAACGCCAATGTAATACCATTTGGTCTTCCACTTGAAACAGAAGGTTTATTAAGATATGAAATAGCAATACTTCCAAATCAATTTAAAAATGATGACCCAACATCACCATCATTGTTTAATATAGAATACATACAAAAATCTCAAGGAATATTTGGTAATGTTGATTTTCCACAAGGTATTCAATCATATCCAACCACAGCAAATCAAGAAATTACTCAATATGGTTTATTTGGTAAAACAGCATACGCTGAGTTTAGAAAAAACGCTACTTTATTTAACTTATATGTTGATACTACCAAACAAATTGATATGGCTGATTTTATTTCATTACAACCAGCTGGGTTCTCACAACAATTAGATAGTTATTTAGATGTATTTGGTGGTTTAAATGGGGGTGGTAATGCTGGAATACAAGCTGCTAATGTTATAGGTAGTGTACTAGATGGAAATGGTTTAGGATTAGCTAAAGGTGGTATTGTAACAAATTATGATATAAGAGCTTCATTGGTTGGTAGAGTTCTTGGACTTACAGGTGTAATAAATGACACAAAATTAGGTATAATTGGTGGCCAGCAATTAGCATTAGCTTTGGGTAATAATGCAGCATTTAACATTCAAGAAGAAATATTAGGTGGTTTAAATGTAAGTGAAAATATATTAAGTCTTGTTAAAACTGGAAATTTATCTGGTTTTAGACCAAATTATACAATCACCGTCCCAGGAAATACAGGTGGTCGTATAGCTGATTTTACCTCTAGAGTATTAGGCTTCCAAGTACCTATAAGTTATTTAAGCAAAGACGGTTCAATATTTCAATCAGAAAGTGGTGAAGTTGATAATATAACTAGAACCAATGCTATGTTACAAAATACTGGTAAGGGTCAAGTAAAATCTTTGATTTCAAATATATTTTCTAATTTAAATGGTACAACAGAAAATGATAAACCATCTAACACTGCTTTTAGAAGTGGTTATGCTCCAGGGTATAAAAATAATCTTGGTCAAGCAACTGACATAATACCAAATATTTATGCTTTTTACAATGCAGATAAAGCAACTATTTATCCGTTTGTTGTAACAAATAAAAACGATGTAATCCCTGAAATTAGTTATAATAGAGAACAAATGGTGTCAAATTATGGGTTTGAATCACCAAACGAAAAAATTGCTGGTGTTCAAGGTACTAATTTAACATATAATACTAGAAAAATAAGTGATGTTGGTTTTACTTGGGGGTCAACAGAAGGTTCGGCAATAAATTCAGTTGATAATTATTCACCATTAGAATCTCTTACAGAAGAAGGTAAAAAATCTTTATTGGTTAAAACACAAAAGTTATTTAACAGTAAGGGTATGTTTAACATAGTTTCTGTAGAGGGTAGCATGGGTTTTAATTCAACACAAACACAAACAGCAAATGCTGGGGGTATTTCTAGAGGAAGTGCTGTTTTATCAAAAAATCTATATAATAATTTTTTTCAAACATCACCAGCTGGTAATGATAAAAATAACACATATTGTAGGAGTTGGACGACACTAAATAGATATGATTCAGTAAATAAATTAATAAGACATTCAAGTGTTTTAAATTCAGCTAAATCTTTAGGTTCTGATTATTTTAGGAACACTACTGAATTATATAATTCAACATTAGATGATAACGGTTTTGTTAAAATAGCACCATATTATGAAAAAGACAGTTCAACCAATGTAAAGAGATATATGTTTTCAATTGAAAATTTAGCTTGGTTAGATAATACTAATAATATACCAGATGTTGAAAAAGGTTATGGAGATTTAACTTCTGGTAGAAAAGGTCGAATCATGTGGTTTCCACCATATAACATATCAATAAATGAAACAACAAATGTTGATTGGGAATCTACAAAATTCATTGGTAGGGGAGAACCTGTATATACCTATAATAATACAGAAAGAAGTGCTTCACTATCATTTAGTGTTATTGTTGACCATTCTACTTATGTCAATTCATTTAAGGGGTCCACAGGTCCTGATGATAATTATGTAGCATCATTTATGGCTGGTTGTGTTGATATAGATTCTGAATTAGCAAAAAGATTAACTGTTAGTGAATTAAGTTCTTTATTTTCTGAATTAACACCACAACAGTCGCAAACTTTATTAAACCCTAATATATCACCTATAAAATTTTCTGTTTATTACCCAAATGATGTTTTTACTATTGATTATATAACTACTAAAGGTTATGAAAACGGTTTGAATAATGATTTTGCTACTGGTGGTTCAACATTAGGTACAATTCCAGTAGACCCACCAGGAGATGGTTATGGTTCTGGGATTATACAAGGTCAACTTACAAATACAAATACATCCTATAATGATACACTTAATTTTGGTTTAAATGGAGATAGTTATACAATTTTAATAGATGGTGTTGAAATAAATGGAATTTACAGTGCTTTTACTTCACAAAATACTCTTTTTGAAAACACTTTAAAAACCTACATGAATGGTAAGTGTAAATATTGTGTAATAAAAATAAAATCAACTGCTAGTCCCCAAGGAAATTCAGAGGCTAATACAAATTTAGCTGACAGCAGAAGTGACACAATGTCTAAATATTTTAACAATATAGGGATACCTAAAAATAGGATTAAGATAGAAAATAATTTTATTGATACTAGTTCAGGTTGTAATAATTCATTAAATACTGATTCAGAATCATGTAAAAAAGCTAGAAGGTCTGATATATCTATTGAATATGACACATCATTGGCTATAAATGAAACTGTAAAACCAAAAAGTAAAACATTAAATAATTTGAATTTAAATAATAAAATAACCAATAGGTTTTACGATGAAAGTTTATATTTTCAAAAATTGGCTGATGATGATAGATTTATATTTGATAGATTTAGAGATAAGATAAAATTTTTCCATCCAGCGTTTCATTCAACCACACCAGAAGGTTTAAATTCTAGATTAACATTTTTACAACAGTGTACAAGACAAGGTCCAACTATAGAAGCTCAAAATACTGTTAATTTGGCGTTTGGTCGTCCACCTATTTGTATTTTAAGATTGGGTGATTTTTTCCATACTAAAATATTAATAGACAGTTTAACTATTGATTATGAACCTTTGATTTGGGATTTAAATCCAGAAGGTATAGGTGTTCAACCAATGTTAGCAAATGTCACCTTATCAATTAAAATAATAGGTGGCTCTTCATTAATTAGCCCTATAAATAAATTACAAAATGCTCTATCGTTTAACTATTATGCAAATACTAGAACGTATGATACTAGAGCTGATTATTTCACCAATGATGGTGTTTTAACTTCAGGTACTACATTTATAGCTAATTCAGACACTACTAGTTTAAGAATAAAAACTTTAACAACAGAAGATAATCAAACTACTCAAAATGAAGAAAATACTCCAAATGTTAACAATACAGAATCACAAGCACCACCTAGCACAGGCACAACAGAGGCCAAAGTAACTGGTATTGGTAAAATCGATGTTGGAAATTGGGGTGGTATAAAACATGATATTAGAGTAAATTTAACATTCGAAGGAATAAATACAAGTAGCTCAGAAGAAGAACAAAAAACATTTTTAAATAAAGGATTAAAATTAAGTATAGAAAATAATTTAGGTCAATTAATAACAGAAGAAGTTGTTACGTTAAATACTCCAAAATACAAAAGTTTAAATTGGTTATTAAGTGGTGGTTTTGATTCTCCTTTTGGATTCTATTTTGGAGAAATACTTGAAAATGATTCAGATTTCACAAAAATATTAATATCTAGTGGCTCTTATGTATTAAAGGTTAAATATAATGGAGAACTATTATTTAAAAAAATGTTTATAGTAACTTAAAAATAAATTAAAATAGCATGGCACAATATTTTGATAGATATAATAAATTTAGAGATAATGGTCAGATTACACCATTACCAGGGATTATAATTCCACCTTCACCAACAGATAAAGTAGCTATTTATAAAAAAAGTGTAAGTAGGCTTGACAAAATAAGTAATCTTTATTATACTAACCCATACAGTGGTTGGTTAATTCTACTAGCAAACCCAGAATTTGGTGGATTAGAATTCAATATACCTGATATGTCAACTATCAGAGTTCCATTTCCTTATAATGATGCGTTACAAAGATATACAAACGAAATAAAAAACTATAAAACATTTTATGGCTAATAAATTAAATAAAATAAACCCAAATCAGTTAAATGGAAGTGGTTTATTTGTCCCATATGAAGATTTAACAATATCTGTTGAATTAACATGTGAAAAAAAGGGGAGAACAATTTTACTTGCGAATGGCGCCAATTCAACGAGTGAAAGTTCACAAAGTTTTAAATTAAATTTTATTGAGGGTTCAAATGTTGGTAATCAAAAAGTTTTAACGACTAATTATACTAACTTAACTGCGTTAAATGATGACGCAAATGTTTCTGAAAATTTAGGAATAACTTCAATTGATATTGATTTTAATTCCTCTTTTGCTCCGTTGGTAACAATTCAATTTGTTGATGTTAGAGGTAGTGCTATTTTTCAAAATGAAAACAATGTAAAAGAAGGAACTAATAAATTTTCATCTTTTTTTGAATTACCGTATCCTTTATATAAGTTAAAAATTAAAGGTTATTATGGTCAACCAGTTGAATATTGTTTACACATGACAAAATTTACGTCTAGGTTCAATTCACAAAGTGGTAACTTCGAGATAACTGCTTCATTTGTTGGTTACACATACGCTATGTTATCAGATATAATAATTGGGTTTTTGAAAGCTATACCATATACAGATATTGGTAGTGATATTTACAAAGACCCTAGATTTTCAGATGTCAATACTGTAGATGAATTTTATGACGCTATTTCTAATATAAATACTAGACTTGAAAAATTAAAATCTTCTAGTGATAATTACAAAAATATAGAAACTTTAAATAAAAATAATCAAATTTTAGACACATTAAATGATAATATTAGGTATAACGGTAATATTATAGATTTAAAAAAAGGTTTAAATAATTATCCGTATTTTATTTTTACCGATTTTGAAAATTTAGCTGGTAGGGTAAAAAATCAATATATTGATATTATAAAAGATTATAGTAATGATAATATTTTAAAAAATGAAATAAATAATTTGGCAATTAAGAGCACTACATTTTCTAACGCACCAGAGCAACTTAAGAATTATTTAAATCAAAACAATTATAACATAGCAACTGGAACTACTTTTAATTATGTTGATAACAATAAACTACTAAATACGATAGATGCTTTAAAATTACAAAATATTGAAAATATCAAATCTACTTCTAGAGACTTATCAAGTGAGTTAAAAGAAGAAATCAAAAAAAATATAGGGTTTGAACCAACAATAAGAAACGTATTTAACATATTTACAACAGCTGCTGAAGTTTTTATGCGAAGTATTTTTAATGTGTCACAAAGCGCTATTAAATCGGATAGTAGAAAAAATCAATTACAAAAATTTAAAAACAAAAAAAATTACGATTATACAAAAGAATTAAGTAATAATCTAAGTAGCGCTGATTATTACCCTTGGCCAGATTATAGAGAAGGTTCACAAGAAAATGGATATCAAGAGGTTTATTTAGGTAAAAAAGGTGTATTAACAAACCCAACAGATGTTGATGAATTAAAATTTATAGAAAATTTATTAAATGCTTTTATAATATCTGCTAAAGTGCAGCAACAAATAGATATTAAAAATGGTGTTGGTTTGACATTAACTTATCCTACAAACGTATTTGATTCTTATGTTGTGTTAAATGATTTTGTTACAGATGGTTATAAAAACCCATATGATAGACATAATTTTATAACAACTGATGAATTATTGACTGTTTTTTTAATAAGAGCGATGACATTTTTGTCACTTACAAACGAGCCAACTACTTTAAAAATAGAAGAAATTGAAAATATGGCTAAATCTGAAGCTAATTCAATAAAAAATACTACTACTTTAAATAATTTTTTAATTGAAAGTTTAAAAAATATTAAGATAGAAGATATTGACAAAATAAAAGGGTCAATAAACGGTTTTCCAAAAGAAGTGGTGAAAAAAACATTTGGTGATTATACTGTAAAATATGATTATTTTGTTAGTGGTTTTGATGATGGTACTGTTTTATTGAGTGCTGAAAACTATTTTTATAATTATTTACCAATTAACAAAAACTTTTTTCCTATTTTTAATGGGTCTGTAAATTTACGTAATTTAGCTAATGATACAGAATTTATTTATTTAAATAACTATATTTTTAATGAAAATTACCCTAGTCCAACAACAAAAGATGATACAGATAAATCAAAATTTATTTATTTTATAGAGCCAGCTAATTATTACAATTCAAATGTAAATGTAAATAATCCAGTAAACGAACCTATTAGTTTACAAGCGTTAATTAATGGTAGCAGTGACGCCTATAACTTTTTTAATGGTGTATATGGTATTCAACAATTTACAGATTTAATATGGGATTCAGAAAATACTGTGGATATAAATTTACCTCTAAGGTATGTTTTTTATAATAATATTGATAAACCTAGTAATCTTTATAATAATCATTTTTCAAATAAGTTTATAAATATAGAAAATAATATTTTTTCAAAAGTTTTTTTAAAAAATAATGACTCTCAATTATCATATCAATATGTTGATTTTTGGAGTGAAATTATTTCTAACGATGTTAAAAATTACCGAGAAGAATTAAATAAAACATTAAAAAATTACGGAAAAAACTATTATTTACTTAATGCGTCTATTAATAACAACGATAATGATATAACTTTCCCATTTACTAATTTTATAGTAAGTTATCAAGGTAAAGTAATCCCAATATCTTTATTTGGTAGTAGATTTTATAATTACCAAACAAACGATAAATCAAAAGCTTTTTTGTTTTTACACTCTATATCATGGGATGATTTAACTAATACTAATAACCCAGAATTTGGTTATTTATTAAAAAAAGATGGTGTAATATATAATTTATTTTCAAAAAGGGGTGGTTTCATATCAGCGCCTAAATTATGGGCTGCTTTTGTTGGTGCTTTATTGTGGAGATATGACACTGTTAAAATAGATGACTTATCAGACCCGATATTATTTAAAAAAATATCTAATGATATTAATTTAATACCTCTTTTAGATTCTAATTATACTTACCCATCTACTGAAGAATTTATAAGTTATGAAACATCACCATTCAATAATATTTCCTTTAACGATACAACAGAAAAATATAAAAAAATAGACAAACAAATATTAAACCTTCCATATCAAGCTAGAGAAGAATTTAAAAAACAATTTGATAATTTTGTAGAAAATGATTGGTTGGAACTAAAAAATTACTTAGAATTAAATCTTAGTGCAGATTGGGACGATTTATATGGTGAAATATATGATGAATTTCAAATAGGTAATGATATTATAGAAATAAATAAATATAAAGAGATGTTTGGTGATGATATTTTAGATAAATATCAAATAATAAATCCTTATAATAATAGTAAAAGTAAAACAAATAAAGGTGTTATTAATAATTTAACCACAACAGATTTAAAATATAATTATTTTTTAATGTTAAGAGATGATAGCGAAGGCGTAAAAAAAATTTTAGATTTGTTAAAAGAAGAGGTCATTATTGCAAATTCAAGTTATAGAACTTGGACTAAACAAAAACCAATAAATTACTTCGCAGAATTTGGGCTAGACGATGATAATAATCTTATAGATTTACCAGATAATAAAACTTATTATTTGTTAGAAGTAAGTAACTTTAATGGGGGTAATGTTATAAATGTGTGGAATACTTATATTACATCTTTTTTAAATGAGTTCAAAGACTACAAACCAACTCAAATAGATGAAAATAATCAAATAAAACAAAATTTATTTGGGACTTCAGATGAAAATATAATAAAATTAATGTTATATAGAACATGTAAAAATTTATATGATAAATGGATTGGTGGTTTAGATAACCCAAATAAAATATTTTTTCAATGTTCTTTATATGATTCTGGTTCAGTACCAAATAAAACATTAATCGACACTTTTAGGTTTGTTAGTCGTTCATTTGAAGATATTGGTGACATATTAGCAATAAACCCTTATCCAATACACGACTCGTTAAGAAATTCCCCAAATACTAGTTTATACGAATTATTAACAAGTGTTTTATCTGCAAACTATTTTGATTTTATTGCATTACCATCATTTATAAATTATAACGACAAAGAGTTATTAAAACAAGTTTTTCAAACATATCCATCTTATAATAATGATGAAATAACAGCTGGACCTTCATTTGTATGCGTATATTTAGGTCAAAAATCAAAACATTTAGATATCCCATATGGTAATTATCCTAATGATGGTTTTGATTTTAAAGAACCTCCAATAGATTTCAATAAAGATACAAACGATGAAAATGAAACAGTTGCTTATTTTGAAGTTAATTTTGGTGAACAAAATCAAAATATATTTAAAGATGTTATTCTAGACCAAAGTGAATTTGCTGAAACAGCTGAATCATTACAAATAATTGATGATATAGCTAACAAAGGTTCTCAAACAAACATTACGTTGGCTGGTCAAAATTTATATAATGTTTATTCAGTTAGAAGTTACAAAGTTGAGGTTGAAATGTTGGGTAATGCCATGATTCAACCAATGATGTATTTTCAATTAAATAACATTCCTATGTTTCATGGAGCTTATATGATTATAAGAGTCAAACACTCAATAAAACCTAATCATATGATAACTTCGTTTACTGGTAGTAGAATTAGAGCACCAAAAACAGAAATATTTAGTACTGGTAGTTTATACATGTCATTATTAGGTTCAATAAATGCAACCGATATCATTGATTTACCTATAACTGAAACAAACACAATTCAAGGACCAGTATTTGATGATAATCTTTTAATTTTAAACACTACACAAAACCCATTAATTGACCCATTCTCAAACGATAAGAAAAATGTTGTAATAAGCAGTATCCCTGGACTTAGGTCTATAGATGGAAAAGACCCTAAAGTACATAAAGGTGTTGATTTTTCTTTAAATGTCGGTACCCCACTATTAGCAATTTATGATGGTACGATAGAATACTTAAAAAACGACCCTAATGGTTTTGGACTGTATGTGGTGGTAAATCATGGAGTCATAGGTGATAAAGTATATAAAACTTTATATGGTCATGTTTCAAATTTAAACGAAAACCTATTTGGTTATAAGTTACCATTAGATAACAACGAACAAGCAGGTATTATTAATAATATAAATGGTGGATACAACCTTGAAGTACGTGTTAAAAAAGGTGATACTATTGGTTATAGCGGTGGCAAACAAAAAACATATTTTATAGATAAAGATAAAAAATTCGACACTGCTGGTTTTTCTACTGGACCACACTTGCATTTTGAATTAAGAGTTGGTGAAAAAAATGAATTAGGTAAAAGCATATTTAACTTACAATACACTGACCCAATACCTTATTTACCATTAAAGGATTATGCAAGATATAAAGAAGGAAACATAGCTAATAAAGTGTTAGAAAATAATCCAAACATACAAACTGGGGATTTGGCTGACTTTTGGTCGTTGGTTGCTATTTGTTCATTAGAGGCTGGTTCGCCTCAATCTAGAGCAGACGTGGCTCAATCAATATACAACAGATTATTATTACCAAATAAAGCTTATGGTGCTTCTATTAAACAGATAATAGTTAAAGATAAACAGTATTCTCCAACAAACGTTAATATTTCAGATTGGTATTCTATAAATAGCTATGATAGCGCTGTCACTGCAATTAAAAATTCTAAAAATTGGGATGATTTTAAAACAAAGAAAAATATTAATGAATCATTATTAGCCATAGTTGATAATGATTTATCAAATAATGCTAAAAATTTTATTCAAAGTAGAACTAGTTTTGTTGCAAATTCTTTAACTATCCCACAAGGCGCTGACGGTATCATTCAAAGAAAACCACTTTCAGAAAATAACCAATTTTTTTGGATTGATGGTGGGTTAAATGTAAAAAACATGAAACCTTTTAATGCACCAGATTGGATTAACAAATTAAAAATTGATATTTCAAAATATTAATAGTACCTTTGCATTATGTTAGCAAATGTAGTCTGTAAATCTAAAATTGAAATCCCTATTGATTTTAATCATGTAAAGTCAATTGATGATATTATTGATGGTTTACCAACTTTAATAATAGGTTACAATTATGTCTCAAAAAAATATCCAGATTTTGATATCACTGACATTAAACTAGATGATAATTTATATTGGACATTTGATAAAAATGAAAAAAGAGACAAATTTAATGAAGATTTAAATTGGTTTACCAACAAAGTTTATGAAGATATATTTTCAGAAGTTGTTTATATTTTTGTTGATTTTATACAATATAAAAAAAGTACAATCAAAAAAATTATTAGAAAAATAAAATCGGCTGACTATATTGTTGCGTATAAACATAACGAGATGATATATCTTAGTTTAGAAAAATTTGTATTTGGGGTTGATTTGAAGTTATTAAAATACCTTGGTTTTAATATAGATAAAATTATTGATAAGATAAAAACCAGCAGTAGTGTGTTTTTGGTCGAAAACGAAATACTTATAGAATATAAAAAATGCATAAATTATCTAAATGGGAACATTAGATTTTTGCCTTACCTATATTCTATAAAAAATGGAAAAAACGATTCTTCTAGCGTCATTCATATTCCCAGAGAGAGTTGATTGGTTTGTTAGTTATCTAGAGGCTAAATTTTCAATAACTAAAGACAAAATTTTTTGTTATAAAAATTTGGATGATGAATCAAAAGTAATCATGACATTCAAATTTAAAATAGAAAAAGATAAAAAAGTTAATTTAAAAGATTTATTTCCAAATGCTGTACCTATTCATAAGAAAGGGAATGCTTTGTATACCATAAATGCTTTAAATAGATTAATTGATTTAAAAGTTGGTGGTGATGATGGGAATACTGATTATAAATCTTATAAGATAGATTGGTCAGAATATCAAGATAGGATTATTTTGTTAAACGGACAAGAGTTAGGTATTTTCAAGATTCAGAGAATTTTTTAATGTATTTAAGATATTTATATAAAAATAACAACTTTAATAAACTAAAGTTATGGAAAATAAAAATAAAAAAGAAACAAACAAAAAAGCTGAAGACCTTATGAAGGCATTGAATTCAATGTTGGAAAATGGTGAAAATCAAAATATGGATTGCAGTTCTGGTGTTTGTATTATAAAAGGTGATAAAAGTATTGTTGAGAGAATCAACAAGAAGATAATAACAGAAGACGGAAGACAATTATTATTTTAATGAAAAAGATTAAATTCAATCCTAGTTTGCTTAAGGAAGAACAAAATAGATTTAAACTTTTGTTAGAATATGATTTTTACCAAGAAAAAAAAGAAATTCCTGAGTTTAAAAACCTGATTTTAGGTGACACTATGGATGAGGCTGAGGAAGCCCCAGCTGACTTAGAACCAGAAGATAACATTGGCGCAGCTGCTGATAACGTTGCAGCTGATTTAGGTGTTGAGACCCCAGCTGATAAAGAAGAAGTTATGGAATTACCAGATGAAACCCCAGCCGATGACGAAGAAGCTCCAGCAGATGACGAGGAATCACCTGCTGATGAACCAGCTAGTGATGAGGTTGAGATTGATGTTACATCTATTGTAAAAGGTTCTGAAGAAGCTAAAAAAGCTGCTGACGCTGCCACAAAAAATACAGAAATGTTGCTACAAAAATTGGCTGATTTGGAATCACGTGTTGCTAACATGACAGACATCACAAATAAAATAGAAGGATTAGAGCAAGAAATCATAAAAAGAAACCCAACACCAGTTGAAAAGTTAGAGATGAGGTCACTTCACTCATATCCTTTCAGCCAAAAATTAAGTGATTATTGGGCTGATAAAGAGGGAATGTATGATGTTATGGGTACAGGTAATAAACCAAAAGAATACATTTTAACAAAAGATGACGTTGATTCAACTTACAGTGATTCATCAATTAAACAATCGTTTTCAATACCAGAAAACCCTTATGATGATGGAGACATCCCAGAGTATGAAGAAGAAGATATCTAAATAAAAGCCCCTTTTTGGGGCTTTTTTATTTTTTATTACCCAGTACTTGCAAGTTTGAAAAATGTGTAGTATATTTGCAATTAATAGTTAAAATCAAGCGAAAAATAAATCAATATGTTGCTTGACTTTTCCAATATTTTTAGTATATTTGTAACACATAAACTAAGTAAAAATAACATCTATATAAATTTAAAAACAAAGAAAAATGAGTAATGAAAAAAACAGTTTGCAAGCTATTTTAGACCAATACGAAGCAAACAACAGACCAAAGTATGAGAAGAAATCAGAAAAGGTTTATGACCTAAAAAACTACTTTAACACCTACATAAAAGATGGTGTAAAGTCAGCGACAAAACAAATCAGAATTTTACCTAGCACAAATGGTGGTACACCATTCGTTGAGATGTATGGTCATAAAATCCAAGTTGATGGTGAGTGGAAAACATTTCCTTGCTTGAAACACGAAAAAGACGAAGCATGTCCTTTCTGCGAAGCACGTGAGGCGTTGTTGTCTACTGGAAGAGAGTCTGATAAAGAACTTGCTAAAAAGTACAGTGCAAAAATGATGTACGTTGTTAAAGTGATTGACAGAGAACACCCAGAAGAAGGTGTTAAATTTTGGAGATTTAACCATGACTATCGTAAAGAGGGTATTTATGACAAAATTATCGGTGTTCTTAACGCTATTAAAAAGGATGTTACACACCCAGAAACTGGTCGTGACCTTGTGTTAACCATCAATAGAAATCAAAACAACGTACCAGTTGTATCTGCTGTTGCGTCTCTAGACCCTAGTCCGCTTTCAGAAAACGCTGAAGAAGCAAAAGCTTGGTTGTCAGATGGAAGAACTTGGGAAGATGTTTATTCTGTTAGAAGTTATGAGTATTTGGAAATCATTGTAAAAGGTGGTATCCCAGTATGGAGTTCTGAAGATAAGAAATTTGTTGACAAAGCTTCTTTGACTGCTACATCTAGTGAAACTGAGTCTTTGGATTCTGAATTGACATTGGGTGTTGAAAATGTTAAAGCTGGTATAGTATCAGCTCCAACTGCTCCAACAGCTACGGTTGAGACAATCAAAGAAGAAGAGGAAGACGACCTCCCATTTTAATTTTAATGTTTTACACACAAAAAAAGGTGAGGAATTGCCTTTTTTTGTTCTAGAGTAACAATTTAAATTAATAACATTAAAATGGCTAAGAAACCTACTAAAAAACCTATTGAGAAAAAAGAATTTAACTTAGATGATTTTAAGAAGACACAAGGACTTAATTTTACAGTAAAAGAAAAAGAATTAACATGGATACCACTTTCAGAAGCGTTCCATGATGCGGTTAAAGTTCCAGGAATTCCAGTTGGATGTTTTACCAGCTTTAGAGGATATTCAAACACTGGTAAATCAACTGCGATTTATGAAGGTGTGGCTGGATGTCAAAAATTAGGTATCCTACCAATTATTTATGAAACTGAAGGAAACTGGAATTGGGCTCACGCAAAAAACATCGGTGTTCAATTTGAAGAATATGTTGATGAAGAAACTGGAGAATTAAATTACCGTGGTGATTTCATTTTCTTACAAGGTCCAGACCTTTTAAAAATGTACGCTTGTTATGACCATCAACATAGCAAAATGGGAACAAAACCATTAAGATATGAACCAGTTGTTGAGGATATATCATTCCATATGCACACAATTTTGGACGCACAACAAGAAGAAAGATTACCAAGAGATGTTGCTTTCTTCTGGGATTCAGTCGGTTCAATAAACTGTTTCAAAGGAGCTACCTCAAAAACAACCAACAACCAATGGACTGCTGGCGCTTTGGCAACATGCTTCAAATCACTAATTAATTATAGAATCCCAGCGTCTAGAAGAGAAGATGCACCTTATACCGCTACATTTGCTGTAGTTCAGCAAATATGGTTAGACAACGAAAACAAAGTTATCAAACATAAGGGTGGTGAAGCATTCTTTTATTCCCCAAGACTTATCTTCCATTTTGGTGGTATTCTTACCCATAGCACTGAAAAATTAAAAGCTACATTGGCTGGTGAAGAGTTTCAGTTTGGTGTTGAAACCAGAATTAGATGCGAAAAGAATCAAGTTAATGGTATAGAACAAAAGGGCAAGATTGCATCAACACCGCATGGCTATTGGAACCCAGACAAAATCAATGATTACAAAGAAGAGCACAAAGAGTTTATAAAAGCTCATTTGAATACAGAGTATGATGATTTTGTAATTGAGAAAGAAGAAATCGGATTAAGCAAAGAAGATATGATGGCTTAATTTATTGTTTAACCTATTAACAATGAGTTTGTGAATAAAAGACCACCACGTAATGGTGAAAAAATAATAAAAAAACAAAATACGCTTTTGGTAGACGGAAATGCCCTATTTAAAGTAGGGTATTTCGGTGCCAAAGGAGAATACAACAGCAGTGGAGAACACATTGGCGGTTTGTATTCGTTTCTAACTATTTTACGAAAAATCTTAACGGATGACCTTTACCATAAGGTTTATGTTTTCTGGGATGGAAACTACAGCGGAAAGCTAAGATACGAAATATACGAACCATATAAAAGTGGTCGTGGTAAAGATTATATAAACGGCACCCAACCAATAGAACTATCTGAACTAAAACAGAGAAAGATGGTTTGGGACTATCTAAACGAAATGTATGTTAGACAATTAAAGCATGAAGTTATTGAAAGTGATGACTTTATAGCATACTATTGTTTAAATAAAAAGGAGAACGAAAAAATAACAATTGTATCGACAGATAGAGACTTTTTGCAGTTGATATCTGAAGACGTAAGAATTTATTTTATAGATTTGAAAGAATATGTTGATTTATTCAATTACTCTTCGTACTTTTGCCATCACAAAGATAATTCTGTTCTTATAAAAACCATGATTGGAGATACTAGTGATAGTATAAAAGGCATCAAAGGTTTAGGCGAGACAAAATTACTTTCTTTATTTCCAGATTTAAAACAACGTAAACTAAGTGTAGATGACGTAATCCGAGAAGCAAAAAGGTTACAAAATGATAGAGTAACCAACAAACAGAAACCCCTTACAATCCTAGATAATATCATAAACAGGGTTACAGATGGTGTTCAAAAAGACAAGATTTATGAAATTAATGATAGACTGGTAAACTTGTCAAAACCAATGTTAACTGAAAACGGTGTAAGAGAATTAGAACATTTAATAGAGGGTACCCTTGACTCATCGGGTAGAGACTTAAAAAATGTTTTTATCATGATGAAAAGAGATGGGTTAGACAAAGCATTAGGTGAGACTAGGTATGCTACCTTTTTAGAACCTTTTAAAAAACTAATAGATAGAGAAAACAATTTTTAACATTTAAATTTAAATTATGACTAGTACAAAAGCAAACACTGGCGCATTTGACCAGAAGAAAGTTGAAGAACAACGTTTTGAATTCGTTCTTTACATCAACAACCACATTATCTGCCAAAGATATTTTAACATTCGTGAGTTTAACGAAAATTGTGTTGGCTCATGGGAGATGAAAGATTTGATGGATGCTATTTGTGGAATGAACAATGGTGATTTTGGTACCATGGGTATCATACCAAACTATTTGAAAAACAAATCAAAGGATTATCTTTGGAATAACTACAACCCTTATTCTGTTCAACCAGACCAAGGACCTAGAAACATTTTTGAGAAAATCGATGACTTCCAGTTTGAGATTAAGATAGACAAGAAAAGTGTCGCAAAATCAATCTTTTCTGGTAATTATTTTCCACCAAAAGTACGTTATGCTGTGGATATAAAAGAAATCATACCAGCTATAATGTCTGAGATTAGACATTCATTGAGCAAAAAAAATTATACCAAAGTGGTTGCCTAAGCGACCACTTTGTGATATTTATCCATAACAACGTTTTTAAATATAAAAAATAAATGGCAAAAATAGATAGAGACAATTTGGGTTATTTGGGTTTAGACTATGAGTTTAGACTAATGGCTCAATTACTTACAGACAATAGATTTGCCAACTCAATTGTTGATATAGTAGATGCTAATTACTTTAGTGACCCATATCTTAGAGTAATAGCTGCTGCCATAAAAGAAGCCAAAGAAAAAGATGATATTGTTCCTGACTTAGGAAGTATTAAAATTAGACTGTTAGCCGATGTGACAGAGGATTTACAAAGAAAGTATATCCTAACACAGCTTAGCAAGGTTCAAGAGGCTAGTTCTTATGATGCTCTTAAAATACAAGACATCGCTATGAAGTTTTGTAAACAACAAGAGTTGAAGAAATCTATCAAACAGATTCAAAAAATTATTGATGTTGGTGACATTGAAAACTATGAACAATGCGAAACAATACTTAGAAAGGCATTGGAGCATGGTGACAACAAAGATGATGGTATGGATGTTTTTGATAATATCAAAGATGTTTTGATTGATGACTTCAGAAAACCAATAAGAACTGGTATAAAAGGCTTGGATGAAGTAATGGATGGTGGCTTATCTAAAGGTGAATTGGCTGTAATATTGGCGCCATTTGGTGTTGGTAAAACAACCATGATGACCAAAATTGCTAACACAGCAATGAACGATGGTAACAGAGTTTTACAAATCTTCTTTGAAGACAATCCAAAAGTAATTCAAAGAAAACACATTTCTTGTTGGACTGGTGTTGACTTAAATAGCTTATCTTTACACAAAGACGAAATCATGTCTTTATGTGAACAAAAGCAAAAGGAGTCAAAAGGTGGTAAGGGTATCTTAAAACTTAAAAAGTTTTCTAGTGATGGGACAACCATACCGATTATAAGACAGTACATTAGGAAAAAAATTGCAGAAGGTTTTAGACCAGACATCGTTCTATTGGATTATATCGACTGCGTTCAACCATCAAGAAAGTATGATGATGCGAATGTTGGTGAAGGCAGTGTTATGAGACAATTTGAAGCTATGTTAGCTGAATTAGATATTGCTGGCTGGACAGCGGTGCAAGGAAACAGAAGTTCAATAAAGGCAAACGTAGTAGAAGCAGACCAAATGGGTGGTTCAATCAAAAAAGGTCAGATAGGACACTTTATTGTGTCAATCGCAAAAACACTTGACCAAAAAGAAAATGGAACTGCAACAATGGCCATACTTAAATCACGTTTTGGAAAGGATGGTATTATCTTTGAAGACATTACCTTTGACAATGCTAGGATTCAGATAGATATGGGTCAAAGCAAAGGAGCAAGAACCCAAACTGAATACAGAAAAGATGTCGAGATTAACGACCAAGCAAGGGTTAATGAAGTTTTAGCCAGCACAAAAAGAAAAGAGGTTATAAACGAAGCATAAAAAACAAACTTAATTTATTAAAAATGTATCTAAAAGATAAAACACTTAAAAAA